AAAGATTTATTTGACTTCAAAGAACAAGCGGAACACTCCGGATCGGCTGAAGCTGACGAAGTATTCACCTAAACTGCGTAAGCGCGTGGTATTCACTGAATCCAAATAGTTGAGCCAATTTTTCAAACGTTATTACCGCATCTCTTCGATATAAAAGCCGCTTACTTGCGGTATTTTTTTGTGCTTTTCCCTGATACAGATGGATGGAATCAGTTGAAAATCCGGTACCGCACCCGGTACATTTCATTTTGTACCGGATTGTCTTTCTTTGTACCGGATAAAACGACTGGTCACAAAAAAACAGGCCCCAGGGATCACTCCCCAGGGCCTTTTTTGTAATGTACTTAAAATGGACTGATCGAAATAATACCGATTTGCAAACGATCAAGCGGTTCTCCAAACATGCCGGCGTATGTGTCTGTGTACTGTGGTAAACTCGTGCCATCATCACACACAACGTTGAGCCAGCCAGCCCGTTGTGTCGTCTGACTGCGGTAATACGCTTGCTGGTATGGCTCACCGGCGGGGGTGAGAAACACAATCTGGACTCCATCAATCGCTTCACCAGCAATACCGGCGCAACCGTTGACCGTGTCATTGCGATCACCTTTGGTTACCCAAGGCAGCCAACCACTCTTAACCGTGTGAACTCGATACTTAACGCTACCATGATCAACGCGAATGTAGAGCAGATCGTGTTGGTGATTAGGCAATCCCGCAAATCCATTGTCACCAGAGCCAAAATTAGTGACTTCATCAAGCCAACCGCCACCGAGCAAGTGCAAGCCGTAAGTCACATTGACCTTACGAGATACAGCTGCTTGCGGACGCGCCGTTTGTGCTGCTGGTGCGCTCGTAGATGCATCTACGGTTGTTGTTCCATTAGCAAGGTCGGCCGCTAGTTTTTCCTTTGTAATGCCCCATCGAGCTAGATAACCATAAGGGTCAGTGTGATCACCCCAAATATGCTGCGTTACCCACAAATGAGACTTGATGCCCGGCGTTCCAGCACCGCCAGTGTCCAAACTAGTCGGAATGCCATATTTAGCAGCCATATCACGTGCAAGCTCGATATAGACGGCATAATCTTTCTTGAAGGTCTCGGGATCACTCGTGTGAGCTAATTCAATTTGGACTGGGCTATTGGCATTTGCCACTGTTCCTGCGCCCCACTGTACATAACCAGGTTCGCCGACCTGATAAACCTGACCGCCATCACCAACAACAAATGCCGTATAAGCAACTTCAGCAGCAATATTGTTTTTGAAGTAAGCGGCATTTGCACGCGCGCCAGATTCCGCACCAACATCATGTAGGATAATGTAAAGCCGATTAGCTACTTGCGATGAGCCTTCATTTGCACCCAAAGCAAATTCTTTATTGATGCTATAACTCATACTATTTTACCTCCTCGTTTGGTTTAACAATTTGATAAACACCAACGGACGCAAGTCCTGACAGCAGTCCTGCCAGCGCATAAGCACCGATTAAGGAAAGATGGTCAAAAGCCAGCGCCCAAACGCAGGCCAGTAAAATGCCCGTTACAATTGATAGAACAGGTAGCAGTTTGCCCTCTGCAGGTGTATATCGTTTGTAGATTTCGGTGAAACCAGTGGAGATCGGTGCGATGACAACCGCAATTGCTAGTACCTGAAGTAGTTCATTTTGCATATCTTAATTCCTCCAGTTCTCTTGTTAACTGTAAGTTTTTCTTTTTCAGTTCTTCATTTTCTTCGCGGAGCCTATCGTTGTCTTTATTCACCCTGTCCAGCAAATCCATAGCCTCATCATGCTTGGTTTTGCGTTGACTCTCTCGAAGGCTTAGATAGGCAACCATCGCAGATATAATACCTGCGATATAAGGCGCGTATGTCACGAGGTATTTATCGATCATCTCTTGTATCGCTCCTTCGCGCTAAAATCAGCACGAAGGCTGTTATGATCGCATTGCTGATCCAATTTGAGTAGATTCCAGTTGAGATCGAGGTCAGGAATTGCAGTATTGTCAAGAACGACATTAAAAAGCTGGTAGTCGTAAGCAACAGACGATTGGTTACCGCTGACTGTATTTCCCATAGCACCCACCCCCAAAGCCCGAGACCATCAATGACAAACAAAAACCCCACAATGTCATCGTTTAACCAGTCAGAGTAATGTGGGGGCCAGATGAAATAATGGTCATTAATAATCAGGAACAAGCCAATGGCAACCATGCCAATGGCGAGTGCTGTGTGTGTCGGATGATCTCTGATTTTGTTTAGCATGCTCCATCACCTCCTTGACCATCAGAGTTTTAAATTGAGTAAATTGTGTCGATCTGGTTCCAGGTCAAGGTCATGTTCAAACCATTGTTTAATGCGCCTGCACTACTGCCTCCACCCATACCAATAATATTAGCCGTGGAAGACTGGACACCAGTGGAAGTCCGTGCCAAAACTGTTAACCAAACATCGTGCGAAGGAATTGCCCAATTTGGCAGTTGCGCGATCTTTTTTCCGGTATCGACGTATGTTGCATTTTTTATGTTTGCGAATATCCGCACTCGTCCTCCGGCTATTTCTTCCACGTGGGCCGGCTCGACGCCGGCATCCGTGCTGTTATCTTTCCAGCCAGTGCCACTGTCAAGAGATAGATTAGCGTATCTCAAATCGCCAGATAGGCTGTTCGTTGTCACGTAGTCCACACCGTTCGCGACAAATGTATCCCTCAGGCTGTCGTCCTCAGTCGTCCATACACCCAGCTTCAAGCCCTGCTGATGAGCATAGCTGACGTTGGCCTGTGTCACAGTATTAGCACTGCCCGTGTCAATGCCCGCATTTGGTCCTAATTGCTTAATCTGGTCGACCAAATCGTCCGAATAGGCATTAACCAGATAGCTCACATTAATCAATGGCAACCGCAATTTGATTGCCTGCAATGCCGAAAAATCAAACGAAATGACCACCATGTTTTTTTCCATGCCGTAATTTTTAATGGCTTGGGCAAGCACATCATAATCATTAGAAGTATATGTTTTACCGCTAGGCACTTTGATCTCCATAAACGGAGTTTTATGAATCGATCTACAGATAGATAGATATTCTTCTACGGATGGGATCACCTTATCACCGTCTGATACGAGGCCAATACCATTGCCAGTATCCATTCGTAGCTTCCGAATGTTATCAAACGTGAACGAATCGACTCTGCCGGTGCCGTTTGTGGTGCGGTCCACTGTGTCGTCGTGCATAATCACCCAGCGACCGTCGCTGGTCGTTTGGACATCGGTCTCGATCCCCCAATGGCGGGTGACGTTGCGGAATGCAGCCAAAGAGTTCTCCGGATACTGGGCGTTGTTGCCGCGATGAGCAACAAAATGCATCCCGTCACCAAGGACAAAATCATTAGCATCGTCTGTGTATTCTTTGGCCTTAGTAAAATTACCATCCGAATATGACTTCGCGCCGGCCAAAGTGGCAGCATCTTTGCTATCCGTTTCGGCTTGAGTGTAGAAGTTGCCGGCCTTGTAATTATCTATGATGGTTTGGATGTCTGTGGTGAGATTATCAACTTGTGCCTGTAACGAGTTGATCGTGCCATCAATAATGGTGATGTAATCATTCGCTTGTGCCTGTGTGATGTCTACCGCTTTTTCAATGATAAAAGCAACATCGAACGTGGATTCGCTACCGGACGAATCAGATAAGCTAAAATAGGCTACTTTGATTTTTCCCGGGACGGCAGACAGTGCGTTTGGAACCTGATAGGTGAATTCACCACCAGAAGCATCAACAATATTGAACCCGGTGCCGTCAACGATGACTGCTTGGCCATCAGCCGTGTTGGCTTTGAACATTGGCGTAAGGCCGCTAAGCGAAACGGGAGCACCATTGTCCATCAGCGTGGCATCAATCACCACGGCACCTGTTTTGTCTCCCTGACGCAGAAATACAGGCTCTGGTGCGATAGAGTTTTTTGTGTCGAGCGTTACTTTATACGTTCTGATTGTCATTGGGTATAATTCCCTCCATTTTTTCCAAATCTTCGTAAGTGTCTTTCGTATCAACGAGGCGCTGATCCTCAAATCCTCGGCGCTTGCCCTTCAGTTCCCAGCCAAATGCTGAATTGGGGCTGTCTGACGAAACAATGAAGTAGTCCTTGCCCCGCTCGGAAACCCAGAAATGCGCATCACTGTATGCTGTCAAGAACACTTGATAAGGCTTATCCGTGTTAATCAAATCAAAAACGAGCGGATCAATGTCCACTCGCACCGTTTTGTCGTCTCCAGTTTTGGCTTCGCCAATGTCACCAACATAGTTCTCGGCAAGCTCATAGGCAGGCGTAGCACGAAGACCGTCACGGGTAACCTGCACAGCATTTTTGGAACCATTGTAGACGTTGAAGTCGCCCAGAACATCGACATGAGTGCCGTATACGTTTAGCTGATTGCCTGCCCCATTGTTGCCACTGATGATCACCTGAGACGGGTGCTGTATCCAGAATGCACTGGCCTGGTTACTAGCAAGCGTATTCATCAGATGCCCGTACAGATAGTACTGTGGATCGGAATAAGTAGCTTCTTTTGGAATCATAAATACTGACTTATAAGGGATCGTTCCGTCTGACGTGGTTTGCGATGGGTCGGATATGCCGATGCCAATCGAACTGCCCTGATATGTGTTAAGAGCAGTGCCAATTGTCTGCTTAGTGTTCAAATCATATGCCGCTCCAAGCACTCCGATATCACCTGAAGTATCGCTCAAAAGAATATCACCGTTTGTTAGCGTAATGGTGTAGTTACCGCTTGCAGTTCTAAAAGCCACCCCAGAGATGAGGTTGCCGATAATTCGCTCAGCAACCACACCATCAGCGGTGATCGCGCTCTTGAACGTTTGGCCTCCATCTGTTGATACACCAACGCCAGCACTGTTGAGAATCACAACTTTATTAGCGTCGGTCTTGTCAACAGCGATGATTCCTTGGTCAGTGAAGCTCAGTTGTGTTCGTGCCGCGAGAAGACTATTGGTGGCTAACTGCACCTGTGATGTTAGCCATTCATTAGGCATTGGAATCTTGCCAGCGGCCACATTTGATAGCGTTGACTGTGATGTCTTCTGCTGTTCGGCAAACGATAGGCTACCGCATTCGACCTCCGTTTTGGTTCGTGTGCCGCGGATATCGTAATCACTGGTTACTTTAATGATCCGAACCTTGTCACTGAAGTTAAGGTTCTCATCAATCACCGTGATATAGTCGCCGGGGTTTGCCATCGCGTATTTGTAGCCGACAGATTGCAAGTCAACAAGATTAAGGGTAAGCGAGATAGCCCAACTCTTGTCAACTTTCTCTTTCACGGCGGTTAGCAAGTTGTCAGCAATCGTGTACCGCTCATCAGCAACCGGAACTGATTCAATTGCGCCAAACTTCGGATAATAGTAATCATACAGCGGTGATTTGTACTCAACTTCTAGGCGCGGGCTTGTGGTGTCATCAGGATTACTATAGGCGCCATATCCGCGGCCGTAAGTGGCAAAGCTAGTATTATCGGTCTGTATTTCGGCAGTATCAAGATTGAACTTTTTGCGAACGATGGTAGATAGATCAGATCCCATTGCTGGGACAACATGAACCACTGTGCCTTCAATAGAGAATTCAACGTTTGCTTGATCGATGATGTCGTTGAATAGCGACAGACGGTCACTCATGCCCCAGTCTTGCTTTTCAAAGGCCGCAACCGAGGCCGTATTGTCATACGTATAGCCCGTGCCAGCAAACAAAGCGTCAAGATAAGTTGCAAACGGGTGCGATCCATTCCATGTTTCGTAAAAGCCTGTCTTGCTCATCTTGTAGAAGAATGCCTGCACAGCACTGAATGCCACCGTGTTCTCTTTGTCATTCTTCGTGTATGTGACAACAACGTAGTCTTCATCAAGAAACGATAGTGTCCACCCTTTGGCAATGTTTGCCTTAACATCTTGGCCAAAATAGATTGTCCCAGATAATGACTTCTCGCCATTCACCGCATCGGTTTTTTCAATCTCGCACTGGGCTTGATATTCATTATTCTCAACGTCTGTGAATGTAATCAATAATCACGCCTCCTATGCGTATAGATTTTGAAAACCGAGAATCCGGGCTTTGCCTGGCACGTTGCAAGTAATTCGGTTAGGCTTATCCGGTTGCAAAATAAAATAGGCCTTGTTCGTCTTGCTGACGATGCTCAGCCCATTCTGGGTGTAACTAAATCCATTCAGCAAAAACACGTCACCAGCGGCAACAGCATTGCTAGACGTCAGTTCAGTGTCATCGATTTTGAACGACAACGAAGATGCCGAACCAGTCGCAGTTAGCTGAACAGTGAACCCTTGCTCAAGCTGATTGCATGGGACGGTCCCTCGGTATGGGACGTTGCTGACAACATCAATATCATTCGGCGGTGTTTCACCGTAGGGCAACTTCATCGTTTTGAATTCGGCAGTTAGCTTATACAAGAGTGTCCCATTGACGTTGCCAACCAGCTCCATCTCGGGCGCTTCGGTATAGACGAGGAACCGCTTGTGTGACGGATAGTCGCTCAGCTTGTCGTAGTAACCTCCAGACGTCTGGCCGGGCCGTTCCATGGCCACGTTGGGCGTTGTTTTAAGTTGAGTGATGTAAAACCCGTCAGGATCAGAAAGCAGCGCATACAGCTTTTCACGAAGCATTTCTTCTTCGTCCATGTCGTCAGCACGGTAATACCCGGTAATATTGATTGTTTTATCAGTATGCCAACCGCCAAAGTCAATGTTGCCGTTACGCTGATCGAGCTGCGTGCTATTTCGAGTGACCGATGGTGCCGACTCCTCGAAATCAGTAATCAGCACCTTGTATTGGCTCAGGTAGTATCGGCTACCATCAAGCTTTTCAACTAATAGATCCATATACTACCCTCCAATCGGCCGGAAGTAGCTACTAATAGCTGCATCATTGGCGTCGGCTTCTTTTACCATGCTGTTAATGCCGTTCTTGTCAACATTGTTTTGGACGTAGATGTTTGGTGTGATTCGTTCGCTTGCATCAATTGACTGAGTGACGTCTCCAGAAGTGAACTGTGCACCAGCCATGGACAAGTTGCTGATATTTGCCGACATGTTATCAGAAATATCACTCGCCATACCAGAAACTGTCTTCTGAACGGCTCCAAACGACTTTTGCAACCCTTGATTCAAGCCACCCATGATTGCATTACCAGCAGGGATCAAGAGACGAGCATCGTAACGAATTGGGCCTTTGTGTTTGGCGATCCATGAGGCAATCCCACCAACAAAGCTTGTGACAGCTCCCCATGCCGACTTTAAGCCATTCAAAAGGCCATTCATGATGGCTTTACCGGCCCCGCTTAGTAGGCTTCCTGCGTTGCCGAACAATCCTGTAATTCCGTGAATGCCGCTGCTTACAAATCCCTTTGCACTGCTCATTGCACCGCTAATTGTATTGACGATTCCGTGGAAGATGCTGCTTACGACAGAACCCAAGCTTTGCAAACCAGAGGCAAGTACCTTTATTGCTACACCTACGAGAGCTATGCCAGCAGCGAGAACAACAAGTCCTGCTCCTCCGACAACCCCACCTGCTCCTAATACAACGAGAGCAGCGCCAGCCAAGGCACCACCCGCAGCCAGAGCAACCAAAGCAACACCGTATGCCAGAGCAGCAACTGCGCCGGCAGCATCGGCAATCGCATTGGCAGCCCCAGCGGCGGCAGCAACAAGCAATGCCGCACCAGCGGCAACGCCGGATGCCGCGACCATTGATAATCCAGCACCGAGCAACAGACTGGCTGCGCCAGCTAATGCAATACCCACTGCCAGGATAGCAACTCCAGCGGCCAGAACAACGACTGCTACTCCCGCAAGCACAATGGCAGCAGCAGCAACGGCCAATCCAGCACCAAGCACAATCGCACCAGCACCGGCAACTAATGCGCCAGCACCAAACACGATTAGTGCTCCGCCCAATGCCAGAATACCAACAGCAGCCGAGGTACCATAAGTGGCAATTGTCGGCAGTTGAGTAGCCAACAATGCAAGCCCAGCAGTTGCTAATGCAATCCCTGCCCCGACAAGCAACACAGCTGCACCAAAGGCCAGCATGCCGACAGCACCAGCCGTTAAGGCAGGCGCAACAACCGCAAAGATCAATGCGAGACCACCAATAGCGACCCCGATTGCCAAAACAAGCGTTGTTGCATTGCCACCAGCCTTCTGGAAGTTTGTTAACGCGACAACCAACAAGGAGATACCGACTGATGCCATCAAAACCGCTGCGCCCAGAGCTAGAAGTCCTGTTGCGTTTGCAGTCAGTGTAGGCGCAACTAGTTTCAGAACAGCCAAAATGATAACAATGGAAGCTGTCATGGCTGCCAATGCTACAAGGCCAGCGGTCCCAGTCTTTGCCAAAGCGGCAACCCCGAATGCCAATGCAGCAAATCCGGCAGCAGCTAAACCAATTCCAAGGCCAGCACCAGCTGCCTTTGCACCCATTGCAGCAATCTGACCAGCAGAAGCGCTCATCGGCTTCGGTAGTTTCGATGTAGCACCAGTCAATGCTTTAATAGCTTTAGCTGGGGCTGTAATTGCCGTTATAAGTTTTCCAATTCCGGTTGATAATAGACCAAACACAATCAGCACACCAGCAATGACTGGAGACCAAGCGAGCAAGTCTTTCACGAAAGAAGCCATTGGACCTTTTGATTGATTGAGCCATGTTGCAAAATCGCCCAACGCGTTAGCCACTGCTTGAATTTGCGGCGCAATTGTACCAATGCTAGTTTTGACAACAGAATCGAATGCATCTTTCATCTGATCAAGTGACTGGCCAACGTTTTTTGTCATGTTATTAGAGTTGTCAGTTAGATATTTGTTTGCGGCTTTAGCTGAACTGCTGACTTTCCCTAGAGAATCAGAATAGGCATCCCAACCGGACTTGCCACTCTTAGTTTTTTTCTCTGTCTGGATCAAAAGCGGCAACATTGCCTTAGCACCGGCGGCACCATATAAGTTAGTTAATGCTGCGATCTTTTGAGATTGAGACATTCCGTCGGTTGCTTTGGCCACTTCTTTAAGAATTTGTGGGAACGGCTTGAATTTCCCTTGAGCGTCTGTGTAAGTGATGCCCAATGCATGCATTTCGCCAGCAGCCACCTTTGATGGGCGTGCCATGAGGGTTAGCGCGTGAGCCAAGTCTTGAGAACCTTGCGCAGCCCCAAGACCGGCATTACTCATTAAGCCGATAGCGGTTGATGTGTCTTTGATGCCAATTCCCAATGTAGCGGCAGTTGACCCAACGTTAGCAAAAGCCTGACCCATGTCTTCGACTTCGGCGTTGGACATGTTGGCATTCAATGCTAGGATAGCTGAGTCTTTGGCAGCATTTTTAGCACCTCCACCCCAGATATTCATGGCTTGCTGAACAGTGGTAGCAGTGCCCGCCAAATCAGCCCCAGCCACGGCGGAAGCTTTGGCAATAGCCGGGAACTCTGTTTTCAAGTCTTTAATTGAGGCACCGTTACGAGCCATTTCAATCATCGCGTTACCGGCATCTTCGGCACTGATTGGAAGAGTTTTACCAAGTGATAAGGCCTCCTCCTCAAGGTCTTTCATATCGCCTTTTAATGATTGGTTACTTGATCCGGCAATGACGGCCGCCTTGTTAATTGATTCCTGAAATGTCCCGTAACTCTTGATTGCGCCAGCGGCCATTGCTCCAACTGCAAGTCCCGCAACTGTGGATGCCTTGCCTATGCTTGTTAGGGCACTACCGACACGTTGACCAGCATTAGATGCCGAATCCGTGCCAGCTTTTACGGCTGTCGCAAGCCCACCCATTGCCGATTGGAACGGTGCTATGTTTGCTGTGAATGTTGCGACTACGTTTGCCATTAGCTACCACCTCCAAATGCGGCATTGAGTTTCTTAATCATTTCGACATCAGGCTTTCTTTCTCGATTGCCATTGCGTTTGAGTATCTTTTGCTCGGCTTTGTCAATGTTCTTGTAGCCAACCTTGACTGACCGTTTAGGGTTCTTAGCGTTCTGGATATTGGCAATGTTGACGGCAAGTTCCATCAGGTCACGGCGCATATCAACATCACGCAAAAAAGCCCCTTCCAAGATTGAACGGGCCTCCCAAAAATATAATCGAAATGGCATATCGGGATCGTATATCCCATGGCGAGCAAAGTCGGTTAAGAGAGACTCTTCTTCACTGCGTCCCGGATATCTTTGACCGTGGCTGCCTGAGTCTTTTCCGCTGCCGTCGTCGGCTTTTTGCCAGCGTTGTCGTATTTCTCGCTGAATTCGAGCCAACGTTTCGCTGCGCGACGGAAAAAAGACGATTTACGCATTTCCTCTTCTACATCGGAAGCGAGCTTATCAACACTACCGTCTGCATCAGTTTCATCGAGAAAATCCATGATATCCTCGTCAGAATATGATTTTGGAAGTAAAACACGAATCGCATGAAACAAAGCCATGTCATCTTTCATGATGAGTTGCACCCAAATAGAACTAGCACCATCATTTGCGTTCTCTCCTGAACTAAACAGGTTATTAGCGCGGAAAAGGGCTCTAAAATCAAATTTTGCTTCTACTGGTTGACCTTTTACTGTAATTTCTAACATGAATATCCTCCTAGATTATCGTCTCAGATCGGCCGTAGCCTACTCGTCTCTGTGTGCGATTAATTAAGCATGTGAAGTTGTTGTAGTGGTTGGTGCTACCGTGGTAGTGGTTGTAGTAACACTGCCGTCTGCAAACTCTCCTTCTTTTTCACCCGGGCGTTCGAATGAATAGAGCTGATCGAGCATTTTAACCTGTTCATCTGAAAGTGGGAACGTTCCCGGTGTTCCGTCTTCGTTCTTGTCAGCAAGCTTGCCGATGATGTTCAAAGTGAAGTCAATCTCGGAGAAGCTGTCTTCATCTGAGATGTCGGCACTATCAACAACACCGTACCCAAACATCGCTGGATAAGCTTTGTGGTCGCCTTCAACAACTGCAAGACGTTCATCGACAATGACACGCCATACTTTGACCTGTCGGCCTTCGTGCTTGGCATCAATGATGATTTCGTGTGCTTTGTCGCCCGGAACCATGTACGTTGTCAGTTCAATACTGTCTTCGTTGGTGGATGCGGCAATGATACGGCCCATCTTGGTTTGTTCATCAAGAGAATCACCTTCGATACTTGTATCGCCGGACTCTTGGTGAGCCGGCAAAATTGCAGGACTACCAATGGGTGCTACTTCTGGGTTGGTTGACTGGATAAAGTACCAAACATCTTTCCCACGATATGGGGTATCTTTCACGAACTCGATACCGTTATTAATAACTGCCATTTTAATAATCTCCTTCTAGAGTAATGAGTAGCATGCAGCGACGTAATGGTGTGCTCTCGCCCATGCTTGTGTCGATTGAATTGGATGCCGTCAGTGATTGCCATCGTGTCACTTTGCTAAGCGACCATTTCACCTTGCGAACGAAGTCCTCCCATTCAGCAGGCGGAGTGTCGATGCTGTCGTAAATGTCAATCTGTTGGCCGACACTCGAAAGTGTCCCTGTCTTAGATGACATGTCAGCATCAACATGAACGTTCACAAAAACCAGTGGTAACACGTTCTTAGCGTCCGGCTGAACGAATACAGGGTTGAGGCCATCAGCGGTCAATTGAGTTTGCACATCTTCGTACCATTGAGAGAGTGTCATTTGAATTTGGCCGCCCCCTTCAGTTTGTCCATTGTCGTTTTAATGAAAAACGATTGTGCTGCTGAAACAGCTGGACGCATGAATGGCTCCGCTGACATTTTGTAGGTGCCAAACTCAACAAAAGATGAATAGTCAGCTTTGGCATCGACAGTTCCAGTGACAGAGGCAGCTGTCTTTTTTACTGGCTCAACGCTGATATTGTTTGCCATGTATCCAGTTCTTTTAGGCGCAACTTGCTTAGCCGTTGCCTGAACTTGTCCAGTGGTTGTTTTCATCGCTGACGCTGCGGCATCAACAGTTGCTTCCGCAGTCGCTCCGATTTCTTCCATCAACTTGTCCAGTCCAGACCACTTAACATTGACATCTGCCATGCTACACACCTCCCGAAACGATAAACACAGTTGATTTGCGGTTAACGAACGTCTTGTTGATTGTCCATTTGACGCCATCAAGCTCGATCTCGTTCACAGGCAATGCAGGATTCTTTACGTGAATCTCGTAGGCCATGGTGTTCACTAGTCCGTATACAGACAGCTCTTGTGCACTGGTGATTGGGATTGTCAGGCAAGTGACCGTCTCGCGCGTCTCTGTCGGCCTGTCATGCAACGGATCAGCGGGTGGTGACTTCCTGATGAGGGTGATTCGATTGTTGTATCTCATTACACGAACCTCATTCCCGGACGGCGGCTTTGCGATGACTCACGGTAGACATCGAGGGCATCAGCATACTTAGATAAATCGATGGCTTCCCATGTGTTGGATACGTTGCCTTCGGTGCCGCTTTGCTTGCCTTCATCACCAATGCGGTTATACATCTTAACCACAACGTCCTTGATTACCCATGTGACAGCGGTTGGAACTGTCTGGTTTACTAAACCATCCTGATTGATATAAGCCAGCACACGCGCTGTTGAGTCCTCAATTAGATCATTTAGCAAGTCGTCTTGCACTGTATCGGTTAAACCAATGCGTAGCTTCACACTTTTCAAAACATCTGCATTAGCATCTGAATCAGCCATCATTTCACCGCCTTTTTAATAGCCGCCGCATAAGCCATTGTTTATTTCCTAAGCGACTATGATTTGACTATTCTGTTACGGTTACAGCGACAGTTGCAGTAAATGAACCGCTCGTAGCTGTGATAGTAGCAGAACCCGCAGCAACACCAGTGATTGTCCCATCATTTGAAACAGTAGCGATAGCTTCATCACTTGAAGCGAAAGTTGCAGCAGATGCAACAGCACTAGCATTAGATGCAGATGTAGGATCAGCGGAAACAGTCACCTGCTTAGTTGCCCCTACTTTGATTGATGCTGTTTTTTGGCTCAATGTAATGCCAGTTGCAACAGTCGTACCAGCAGTGAAGATCGCCTTCTTGTTGTCATCGCTGATCCATTGACCCGCCTTACCAGCGCCTTGCAAAGCAACACCCGCAAAGTTCTCGGACTGAATCGTCCGAACAACATTGATGCCCGTGAATGCGCGGCCAATGTTGTCAGGCGAGAAGATGATGGACTTGCCGGCCATGTAGCGCGTAGGCGTTTTGGTTACCACAATGTCGCGGAAACGAACAATACCGTTTTCATCGATGTTAACAGCGGAGCCCTTGTAGCTGGTTACCAGCTGGTGGTCGATAATGGCGTTGTAAACCTCAGCGGTGACGTATGCGCGAACCGGTACAACGACTTCCAGATCGGTATATCGTTCAGATGCTGCTTCGAACACCTTGTTAACATCATCAACCGCACCAAGGTCAGCCGCTGCACTAGCAACCAAGTAAGCGCCAAGCTTTCCGTTGAACAGCCGGGTCTTAGCTTGCGCTTGCAAATTCAGGCGATCAGCCACAGCAGCGTCCAGATCGTTGTTGACGGTGAACTGATCGATGCCTTCGTTGAAGCTCCAAACAAAATCATAAGGAACATCGATGTCGCCATAGACGATTTCCTTCATTGGCCCGAAGCGGTTAGAGTTGCTGGTGCCAGTGCCAAATGCAACGTTTGGATCGGTATTATAGGTGCCAACAGCAACAGGCACATCGTTTGCCTTAACACTGAACGCAATCGCGTTGTTCTGAATGCCATCGAGTGCTTGCAACGCACCGAATGTCGGGGTGAATGTGCTTTGCACACCGAATACAGTTTGCATCATTGCAATAAACTGCTTCTGATAAAGACGTACTGGTAAATTATTGTTTTCTGTAGCCATAATTAGCTACCTCCTATTTTTTCTTGTATTGTGCCATGATTTTCTTGAATGGATCATCGGCACCATCAAGAGCAGAAGCACCATTCTTAGGCGGGTCGGTTTGCAGCTTGGCTTCAACCTGCTTGTTGACCGTTTCCTGAATTGTCTTTTGAATGTTCTCAACAGCCGTCTTGATTTTGTCGGCATCACCCAGGGCAACCAGAGAGTCAGCCAGATCACTAGGGAGCCCTTTATCGACTAACAGTGACTTTGTGCTTGCGGACAGTTCGCGCTGATTGAGTTCAGCCTCTCGCTTGTCTAAGGCCGCTTGACGTTGTTTCTCCAGTTCCTGTGCTTTCTCGTCGGCCGACATCTTAGCCAGCCGTGCGCCTTGGTTCTTTGCATCTTCAAGCGCCTTAGCCTGCTCTGCTTCCCACTTGGCCTTGGCCGTCTCAAGTGCCTTAGCGGCACGTTTGTCGGCCTCACTGTCAAGCTGAGCCTGCGTATATGTGGTAGGTGCCTGAGTGGTGGTTTCGGTTGTCTCAACTTCTTCTTGAGTTTGTGTGTCTTCTGCCATGATGGTTCCTCCTGTTTAGCCCGAAACAAATAGACGTGCTGAATGATCCCAACCACACCATAAGGCCCAGCCACGATCACACGTCTTTCACTTCACGCTATTATTTTTGAGTAGTTTAGGGACTTGCTCAGGTCACATGTTATTCGTCCACTTCATCGCCGGAATCATATGCGGCCCATGAACAAAGGCAGTTGGGGTGCGCTGGAATCATGCCCTCAGCTTCTTTCAGCGTGTACACTTCTCCACTGTGCTGTAAGCAGATGTCGCACGCGCCTGAGTTGATAACCCAAACAACCTTTTTATAGCCAGCTTCACGAGCGTTCACAATGCTTTGATGAGCCATGACACGGTCGCTCTCGGTTCGAATGATACGGTCTGACTGATATTTCATAACAGCAAACTTATCACGAAGTGCTGGGCTTTGTGTAATCGGGTTGCTGTGCGTCAGTAACGCATTCTTCATCATCTTTTTGAGGTCATTGCGCAAGGCGTCTTGATTAGACCATATACGGTCACTCCATGTGGCGCCGTCCAGCAGTTGATCCACGATGGATAGGTCAGGCTTGATTGTCTTGCCATATATTGACGATCCCAACTTGGCCGTCTGCTTTACCAAATCGCCAAGAGTGGCACCGATGTAATCTGCAACCTTCGTGGCCACTGCCGTAGCATAAACATAGGCCGCGTATGACAGCAGTTCATCGTTGTTGGCAACTGATTTCTGTTTAACGCCTGCTGACTGTGCATCTCGATCAAGCTGTTCTTTCAGTGCAGGGTCGTAGTACCGCGAGTCATCAGCGTGCGTGTAGTCTTCGTGTTTCTCATTGAACGCATACCAGAACGCCATGAATGCCGCTGTGTATTTGGCAACATCACTTGCTATCTGACGGTGTTTCTTGTCCTGTTTGTCCGCGAATGCTTTGATCCGTTCCTTCGGTGTCCTCGTCATTGTTCGTCAGATCCTCGCTGTAATTGTTATCTGCTCGCTGTTTAGCAATCATGTTAGTAATCTCTTGCGGATCAGTGACGCCCGGCGCGAATCTGTACAAGTATTCTTGTGGCAGTGTCGCGCCCGCGGCAACAAGCGCTTGAATCTGCGTAATGTCGTCTGTTGGCAGGTTGTCGCGGAACGTAAATTGAATCGTGTTAGGGTCCGTTGTCATGCCACCTGACACGCTCTTGTCAAGTGCGTAGATGATTGAATATCGCTGATACAATGACTTCTCAAACATTCTCCGCTTGATTGCTGCTAATTCAACAGTGCCTAGCAGCTTGTACTTCATCGCAACGCCAGAGACATTGGCTGCAAAGTTGCTGTCAGTCAAGTCCGGTGTGTGGCTGAACTTGTGAATGTCTTCGGCAACACGCTTCTTGTATGCTTCGGTGCCACTGACGTCATACTCTTTGTTGATGTATTTTGCGTCAACGCTCGTCTGTTGGCCGGTTGCTGTCATTCGAGACTTGAGCAGCAGCATGTTGGCGTCTTTCTGTTCCTTTATCAGCTCTAGCTTGTCCTGTGCGAGCTTTTTCATTGCCTCGGGATCGTTGGGGTCGACGCCGCTCAGAAGCGTACTTCCGTTGAATAACGCGTCAATATCGCCGCTGATAACCAGCAGGGCGTCGTTGAGGTCTGTCATGTAGTTGGCGGTGTCTGACTGGGCAGAGTCGTACAGGTCAATCAGCGAAATCACATGCTCGAAGTCACCTGTGCGGAAGCGGTTGTTGTCATACTCGACAACGGGGAACACACGAATGATTTCACTGTGATCTAAATACATTGCTCCACCAACGGTAGTCGGCTTGTAAACGTCATGTTCTGTCGCGGTCCATGTTTCGGGGATGATGTCGATAATTGTCTTGTTGTTATCATCAACAAGCTCGACAGAGTGATAGCGAACTGCCATGATTGGTTGTGGATCAACATCAAGCGAGTAGATGACGAACGTGTCTAGCGGATCAAGACGAACGCAATGTTCGATTGAGTCACTACCGTAGTAAACATATTCGTATGCACGTCCATAACGCGTCATGTCAAGAAACAAATCGTAGTTGAGCGCGTCCAAGTCGTTCACACGCGTGATCTGGTCAAGCCGCTTGTCATCTTCATCAAGCTTCACATTAACCGGATTACCAACAGAATATGCAGTCTGGAAATCAGCAATGTATTTGCCGAATGAATGAACGGCGCGATGGTCTGACTTGCCAGTTTCGATGCGCCGTGACTGCGGCTGCAGAATGCCTTCGTTTTGACCCTTATAGTATCGGTCAAGCTTTTTTAGCCGTGGAAGCTGATATTCGTGGTGGTGGAAAATGAACTTCATGATCCGATCCGGAGTGAGGTTCGTAATGTCTTCCTGATACAGTAAATTTGATTCTTCAAATGGATCCATCATGTCACCCCAATCCTAAATTTTTGATTGTCTGAATACGTTCTTGGTTGCTCATGTAGTGTCCAGCGGTTCTGAACATAAATGGCTCCATCGCATACCGTAATGCGTCAATTGCATGGTTATTAGCATCGACTGGCGTGTTCGTCCAGTTGTCGAATTTGTCTTTTGAATAAACGTAGGTGTTGAATTCTTCCAGCAGTCCTTTAACACGCGGATGAACCACAAAATGGTAAGACTGCATGTATTGAATACCTTGTGAGACGCTGTCTTTGCCCTTACCAGCACCTATGATGTTTGGCACACCATATACACCTGACAGCTCAGATATGAGCCTCTGCTCGGCGCTATCAGCCGTTATCTGCAAGCCATAGCCTTTGTGTTGCCCGATTGCCTCTGCAATCTGCTGTGTCAGCATTCCTTGCTGATAGAACTCATCGTAGATATACACAACCCGATTTTGCTGGTCGATTGCCATGAACTCGCCTGCTGTCGGGTCATGCTTGAACCCGAAGTCAAGGCCAACCGCTTTTGGCAACGCTGCAATATCTTCCATACTGAAATCACGCTGCTCAAACAGACCGTCGAATAAAAGACCTTCGGCAATGCCCCAGTCACCATATACGGCAACACGAGCACGGTTAGGATTGCGCTTAATCATGTCTTTCAAGCTTGCGATGTAATCGTCATCAAGATACGGATTGTCCTTGTATGTGGTCGTGAATGATTTCGAACGCGGGTTCTTTGTGTCTTCATCGAAGAATTCGCGTTTAAGCCAATGCTGATCACTCCACGGGTTGAATGTGATGATCGACTGGTAATAGCCGTCTGGATCATTGATCTCGCCACGCATGGTTTCTTCAACGGTCTTGAATGCGTCCAGTGACTTAAGCTCATAAGCCTCCTCCCACCAGGCACGAGCAAGCACGCCGGTTGTTGGTTGCAATGAAGTAACTGCCAACGGTTTATCCATGCCACGAAAAAACACCTTCTGGCCGGTTGGCTTAAAGGTGATTTCTAGCGGTGATAGCGTGAACTTGAACAGATCATAAACGCCCAGCCTAAATGCTGCTTGTTGGATAGTTGAGTATGTCGAATCTTTGTTCGTATATGCGTATTGGCGAAGCACAATCCAATTGACGTAAGGGTGCAAGATTATCTGCATAATCACATCCTCGGCAACAGAGAATGACTTTCGTGATCCACGACTGCCCTTGTATGTTAGGTAGCGTGTTCTGTCATTGTACAGTGGTGCATAGGCTTTGGGGACGATTGAATCCAGATCGATATTAATCTGCACTGTCATCGCCTCCGTCTTGCTGAATTGGCTTGATGTTGATTGTGATATTGCTTGTATCTTCGCTCATTTCGCGTTTAGCCTTGGCCTCAGCAATCTCCGCTTCGGCCTTGGCTTTGCGCGCCTGTGCTGCCAATAGCGGGTCACTGTTCTCATCAGGGTGCCGTTTGATGATTTCTTTGGCGGCAGCCATTCGCGACTTGATATCGGGATGCTTCTTCACGACATCAACATCGTATTTCGTACTGACGACGACTTCTTCTTCGACTTTGCCCCGAAGAACCAAAGTGAGAAACTGCAAGGCTTCGGTCGCGTCGGCAATTTTGTGCTCCTCAATCTTTTTGAGTGCAGCCTCGATGGCCTTTCTGATGTCAGGTTTTGTCAGGTTCTCTTGCCCAATTGAACGGGCTGTACGTTTACTGTAGCCTGCCGTGAGGGCAGATCCAGTAGCGTTGCCTGATTTGACATATTCGGCTACAAATTTGCGCTGTTTTATTGTCAGTGCCACTACATGTCACCACACCTCCCAGAGGCAAAATAAAAGGGCGCTTTCGCGTCCCTTTGCCCGTTATGAATTAAGTGAACTGATTAAGTTTGTTACGGGCTTATTTACAAGCCTCCGGTCACGTTTTCCGCCGTGCCTTCGGTGATTGCCAGGGCCTGAATCGAACCGACGATCTCGTGCTTATGAGACACGTGAGCTGCCGCTGCTCTACCCGGAGATACCGTTGACGGGACTCGAACCCGTATTTACCAGCTTTTTGCACCAGATTTCTCCCAATTGAATTACAACGGTACCGTCACGCTCTCCTTACGGGTCCTCGCATGACTACTTGCCCACCACATATGTTTGCTATCCGCACTACCCGATGTCGAGCAGCGCGATCCATTTTTGAGTTTGAACACATCAATCATGGCAGCTGTGGGCAAAGACGGCTTGGGGGAGTCGAACCCCCAGACAGCTTCGATTGTTGTCTGCACCAGCAAGCCGCTCAACATTTGGGGAGGAATGTTTTTGAAAGCTGTAAAGAAATGAAATAAGGGTAATCACAGAACCCATTGGCTATGCCTATGTATCCCACATTGGCACAATACCATAATACGTCCAAATCACTCCGGTTTGTGTCCGGTGTTTGTCCGGTGTTTGTCCGGTAAATGTCCGGTCTAGAATTTGCTAACGACAAGACTGCCTGGATAACTCGGCCACCATTCGGCAAACGCGCAGAGAGCGTCTTTGACGGCTTCATAATACTGGCTGGACTGATAGCCCACACGTTCCATTATCACGTCATCAAGAGACGGCTTAAGCGTCACATAGCGCATCTTAAGAATGATCGGCCATTTGTCGTTGACTGCCGTTTGAGGCAAAAGCATGTTAATGATCTTCTCACACCTATCGCAGAATTGCTTATCGTCATTTTCGAGATAATTGATGATCTGGTCGTCCGTGTGATTATTAACTGATGGGCTTTTGGGCATACCGTCCATAGAGGGCGATTCTAACGTGCTTGATCGGCTCATTGCCATCACTTTTCGATGCGGATACTGGATCAAGATTTTTTCCGCATTCACTGCTGTTTTATCCCTGTCTATTCTTGAAAAACGTTGTGTTGTCCGCACCGTGGTCACGCTCCTGTGCTATAATTTATTTTGTCAGTAGGGATACGGCCGCTTATGCGGCTTTTTTTATTATTTGAGTGGTTCTTCAATCCGTATTGGCTATTGTTTTTCTTTTGATTAGTTCAACCTGATCCGGCAGCACAGTCCCGACGAATTTCCAGCTGGCAACCCGTTTGCGACCGCTGGCACTTTCAATATCTCGTGGAATTCCCAGCACAAGGCGGTCATGCCATTGTTTATCATGCCAGTGGCCGAGCACCCGGCAGGCAACGCCCTTGTAGCGCACCCAGTCGCCGTGATCATAATTAGCCGTTATGTCTCATCCTCCTGCCGCATTGCCCACAAAAGTTAGCCTTTTGAACGCGAATACTTGCCTTGACCAACTCCGTGCTCGGAATTCTTTCGACAATATACTCGCCAAATAGTGGTTTGCCGTTGACATGACAGTCTGGGCAATCACGCTGATCATCGCTCTCAGACTCTGCTTCAAGTGCTGCCCCGAACCGCCGCCGATATTCAGACATTTCGTGTGAAATATCATCCGGGTATACGTACATGCCTTTAGGTCGTCTTTGACGCTTCAATTGTCCCCAATCATTAAGGAGGGAAATAAACACGTCCTGTATTGATTCACTCATGGTTTTGCCTCCAGTAGCTCAGCGTTTTGCCAAACGTTGCCAATAGCCTCAAACCGCTCAACACCTGACTCAGATAGAGTTGATAAGGCGATAGCCTCATAACTCCAGGCATCTGGAATATATTTGCCATCCAGATCAAAAGCGGGATATCCGTCTCGGCCGAACCATTTGACCGGTGCCACATACGATGTACCATCCTCTGCCGTCACCTTGATGATGTCGCCTTCGTAAATTTCTCGGCCCTTGCTGTCTTTGAGACCAGTGAATTGCATCAACTCAACATTATCCGACGATACTGACACACTGGCGGGCACATCACTTTCTGGATCCTGATCTTCCGGCGTCAAGATGTCGATCCACGAAGGCAGGCCATCATCGTCAAACTCAATTAGGCTAACTTGGCGCATGCTTTTTTCTTTCCTGTCCCATGCCCGAAATTTAATCGTCATCATAATGCACCTCCAAATCTGCTAACTGTTCGTACCGTGCCCTGTTGATTGGGCCCAATACCTCGTCCAGACCGCCATACGTCCGCCAGTACAACATCTCGATAGCGTGCGTTGCTGTCATCACGCTGATTAAGTCATCGGTCTGGGACAATGCCCAAAGCAGTCCTGACGCCTGTTCTGCGGCACGCGCTGGGTTCCGTGCAGCGTTTTGCCAGTTGATGATGGCATCACCGTGCTTCTTCTTGATCCGCTTATTCATCGGTTCCAGCCTCCTTGAGGTAATACCTCTTTCGGCCAATTCTCACGCCAAGTGGGTTCTTGCCAACGTAGTACACATTGACGTCAGAATCATCGCCATTCATTTCCTTGGCGATTCGGTCTCGGTCTTCCTCAGTAATATCTTGACTCCGGCCGCTCTTTAAACCGACGTACCAGCCAGTTGTAAGCTCGAAAATATTCTCGATGGAATCCGTATCGACATATTCGCCGCTATCCAGTTTAATCAACATTATCGCCACCTCCTATGCAGCTGTCTTGTTAGCAGCCACAGCTGTTTCGACATCGTTCTCGATCTCGAACAGTTGAATGATATCTGGATCGTTGACCATCACATTGCCATATGCCCAACGGCTCCCAGAACCAAACCATTTCCAGATTTTGTCCCAGAGAGCTTCCCGGTCTTCGTCTGAACGAATGATGGTGGACTTTGTTGCACCGTTCTTGGTGACTTCTAGCTGATATTTATGCATCGTCGTCCCTCCTGATAAGCGATTATCGACAAATGTTTCAAGTGGGTTTTCCTTATCCCACCAGAACATGCGGCTACCTGCAGTCATATCAAGAATCGGTCTTGTCATAGTGTGCCTCCACCGGTTTGATAGCCTTGACCCACGCCGGAGCTGAGTCAATATCCGATTGACCGACCGTGTAATGGTTAAGCACTGCACCCTTATCATCATTTGCCGGCCGCACATCCCAATCTCCTTGGGTACCTTTAACTGCATATAAATTTGTCAAGTCGTCGCCAGTCTCTTCCATCGGCAGAACGAACTGTTTCTCTGGCGTCCACCCATATAGACAGGCACGCATGAGTGTCAGTTGATTCAAAAATCTTGTTTCATAGACCCAGCTTTTGACAGCCAAAGGCATATAGTTCGCATCAAGAAGTTGGGATAAGGCCATGCTAAGAAAACAACGGTCCACCCATTCACCCACATACTGTGGTAATACCTCCGGCTTATGCTCAATCTCGATGGCGTCAACGGTAGCTAACAGGTTTCTCACTAATGCCACTTTTTGATTCCCTGTTAACGGGTCATCAAGCCTTGAGGCTAATTCCAATCTTCCAGCAATGTATTTCTTTGCTTCTTCTTTATTCATTATTGTTGCCTCCTCATTTCATCAATGCTTCGATCCTCAATTGATCCTTGTTTCGTCGTTCGGCCATGAGGTGGCCATAGACGCGCCGGATCATGCTGGTATCTGTGTGGCCAACCTGTCGGGCAATGACATTTTCATCAATGTTCTGGCTAAGCAGAAAACTGATATAGGTGTGCCGAATTTTGTGGATTGACAGGCTTTCCTTAATGCCATATTCATTCTGCAAATTACGGAAATAGGCGTTTAAGGTGCTGTTAAACCAACGCTTACCAGGAATGAACGACAACGGTTTATCCTCCGTACCGGGATATTGGTGGCTCTTCCAGGCCATGAAGTTCGTCACATCATCCGTCAGTGTGTCATCAATCGTTACTTTCCGAATAGAGGCCGGATTCTTGGTTGGTCGGAAGCCAGCAGCATCTGCTGATGCACGATAATTCCAGGTTTTGTCAATTGTCAGCAGGTGACCATTAAAGTCTTGCGCGGTCACTGCAAGTGCCTCGGCAAATCGGCAACCAGTATGCAACAGGACTGCCAGCATCATCAACATGGCTTGCTCATCCATCCCCCTGCCAGTCACATCGTGACTTAAAGACTGGCTGAGCAACATATCAACCCGTGTCTTAAAAAGCTTGTACTCGGTCTCGCTCATCGTTTTCGGAGCAAATCGGGTCTTGGCCCGTTGTTCTGGTGTCCAATGCTGTTCTAACGAATTCACCGTAATTTGGCTGGTGGCTGCATTGTCTATATGCCCGTCATCCACGGCCGATCGTAGTACCGCAAACACATGACTTTTGAAATCGTAAGTGGTTTTGCTACGATGTGTTTTGCCGTAGAGATCAACCAGCATTTGCACATTGAACCGGCTGTGATCGAGATCGCCTAATGTCATTTTGGGAGCGATGAGATAAAGCACCTTTTCATACGTGACGTACTTGGCGATGGTTACGCTAGAAATTCGGCCCTCTTTGTACATCTCTGTCCACCAGCCAAAATATTGCCAGAACAGCATTGTGCGGGCCTGCTTGCGTGTCAGCGGCTTACGTTTTAACCGACTATTAGCATATGCAATCTCCGATTCTTGCTGAGACATCAATTCACTCGCCATTTTTTACCTCCTTTCAACTTTCTCATGGCCCTGTTAACGGCTTTGGGTGCGTCTGTCGACTCAATATGCTCCTTGGCAGGCTCAAGCCACTTTTTAATCTCAAACATCCTCTGCGCGTCATCGGTGTGGGGCATCACATTCAAACTGCTGAAAGACATATAGTCATCGGCATCGTTTTGAATGAAATACACCTGCCATGCCGTTCGTTCGATTGAATCTCCGTGGACCACGGTGGCATCCATTCCCCGAATGAGCAGATTGAAGAGCAAAAATGGTAATGCTGCTTCACTCAATTCTTCAAGTTGATAAAGAAAAAGGGATGGACGATAGCTGAATGGACTGTACCGGTTGCGATCCTCATACCATTGAGTCACGGCAATGCCACCGGTGCCCGCCGCCACTTCATAGTAATCGTGTCCTTTTCCGCTGATACCAACCATCATGTTGATAATTGACTGAGCGGTGAAGTCCTGCTTCTTTTGTTTACGGTCAGCTTGAACATCCTGGAAGTATTCTCGAAACCAGTCTTCACGTAGGTCAGTTGAAATATCCAGAAAATTGCTGAATAGTGTTTCTCGTTTTGGCCGATTCCACAGAATCGCCATCAACGCGTCTGGAGCTTGGTAGGATTCCTTCACACCGATCAATTGGTTGACTGTCTCGACATCAAATTTGCTCATGTGTTCTCCCTCATCACCCTTCTGGTCCTCCAATCCACCGAACTCTATTTGACAGATACTTGCGATTGCCTTGCCCATCGACCTGGATAATCAGTAATTCTTGGGTGGCGTTACCAAACTTCTGCTGTCTGATTTGCCGGACAACGCCGATGCCTCCGCGAGTAATGCGATTACCCAGAAACATCTGTTCAGGCACCTCCACACGGTCGCCCCGGATGTACTTATGATTCTGATTCCTCATCATTTCTCGGCCTCCGTTTAATTAGTTCCACGCGGTCCGGCAATGCTTTGCCCGTGTACTTCCACCGGGTAACGCGTTTGCCACCCGCATAATCCTCGATGCCATCAGGCACGCCCAGGATCAGGTAATCCGTCCACTGCTTATCGTGCCAATGACCTAATACCCGGCAAGAGATGCCCTTGTAGCGGACCCAGTCGCCGTGATCATAGTCAGTCATCCGATGATCTCCCGCACCCGATGTGCTTGCTCCCATGCGTGGCGGTCGTTGATCTCCTTGAGCCGTTTATCCTGGCCCAGATATGGCAACTGGTCCTCAATCGGGTCTTCATCGTCAGCCACGAACAAAGGCTCCGGTAGGCTGACAAAAGATAAGCGGCTGGTAGACCGATTGCGCTGCTCCCTCCGCGCATCAGAACTTGTGTCCTCCAACACGTCGTTGATATAGCGATAAGCTTCCTTGACCGTATCAAACGACGGCCCGTATGCCTGTCGGCTTGCACAGCCAATAATTTGATAACTCATATCACTCGCTCCGTTCCTGTTTAATTTCAACGTATCCGTGACCCGCAGGCTCAACCATAAAGGCGTCGTGGAATCTGCGAATATGCTTCATGTCGTCGTTCGGCAGCATCTTGGCTGCTTGCATACCGTCCAGAATGAACTTTTTCTGGAACGCAATATTGTCCGGATCAATCCGATTGTTTGGCACGTGCCAGTGGAACCAGAGATCCGCCGGCCACTGCCAGTCAAGACCATCATTCATGGCATTTTTGACCCACAAAGCGCAATTGTCGGTAGCCTGTCGTTTAAGGCTCGCAGCGGCGAAGCGATTGGACCGTTCAGCAGAAATGTATTTGTTTAACGTCACGTCTTTATAGGCTTTTGTGGCCGCCAATGGTAATGGAATCACGATGCTTTCGACTTTCTTCATGTCGTACTCTCCTCTCATGCCAGGGCGCGGTGGTCCTTCATGTTGGCGAATAATAATGCATTACCCACCATGTGGGCTCGCAGACGAGAGACAATACGCTGGCCATAGACATCCTTGACCATCTCTCCCGGAAGATTCGTCGTCACGATGACGTTCTTGTCCACCCGGCCGCTGAAGATCGTATTGGCTAAGTCAACGGATCCCTTGGACGCCTTTCCGTCGAATACTTCGGCTCCGAAATCATCCAGTAGCAACAAATCGCAATCCTGGATGGCTGCATTGAGCCGTGCCAGATATTGTTTTATATCGATTTGCGCGTCGTAGCGATTCGCCGTCATGTCCACATATTTTTGCCAATCGACGTACAGCGCCTTCACCCTGTAGTTCTTCTGCACGATGTAATCGAGCAGGATAGCCGTTGCCAGGTGCGTCTTACCAGTGCCAGCCGGTCCCGCCAAATACACATGAGCGGGAGGCTGCTCGACAAGGGTCTCCACCTTGGCATGAGCGAAGGCCAATGCTTTCTGCTCCTCTGGGGTTCGGGCCACGTACGTCTCAAAGCTGTTGCTGAAGGCTTTGCCGTTAGGCGTGAGCGAATTGCCAACAAGATAGTTATTAGCTGCCGTTTTGGCTGCGTCTCGCTCCCACCGTTTGGGATTGCGTTGATCCTCGATCCCCGTTGGCTCCTTGTAACCGCAGGCAGGACAAGCTCCCGGGACAACCCGGCCAGCCATCTCAAAGCTGGGCCGATACAGCGGTTCCCCACAGACTGGACACTTCCCGCACTGCTCAAAGTGATCCAAGAGACGTTGAAATACATTTCTTGCGTCTTTCACGGTCTATTCCTCCCCTCAAAACGGCAATTCAGCCGCGTTGGGATTGTCTCGCTCCTGATATGACTTGGACTGAGGCTTGACGTTGCGTTGGTTGAGATACTCCTCAAACTTCGGCCCAAAAAGCGTGGAGGGCCGCAAGTACTTCTGCATCTCAGTCCCCATCCATTCGGTGGCCTTGTTGTCGATCACCCGTTTGAAGTCGTCAACGTCAAACCCGCTGTTGAGCCGTGCATGGATCAGCTCCTTGGTCTTAGCCCCATTGGCTTGGTACCGGCTGTCCGTCCGCTCATTGAGGTAATCGATGACAATCTTGTAATCGCCGAGGTACGGATCCGGAGCAGCAGATTTTTTCGGTGCCGGCTTTGCCGGTGCCGGACTATGTTCTTTTGTCAAGTCACTGTCAGGTATTAGTAAAGTACTTTGGGCTACTTCGTGGGCTACCCTAGTGGCTACTTCGTGGGCTACTTTTTCGGTACCACGTGGGCTACTTTTTACGTCATTTCCATCACTTGTTGGTTCAGTTTTGTAATCGACATAAAGCTGAATGATTTGATACCGGGGAGCTGTCTTGTCCTTGGCCCCAGGCGTCAGCCTGATCAGGCCTTTCTGGACAAGAGCATTTCGGTTCTTCTTCAAGCCGGCTATGGATTGGCTCGACCGGCGTGCTAGTACGTCATTCCATAACCCAAAATCGCTGTCCAATTTGCCGGTGTCGTTCGCGTAGTCTAATAACTCGCGATACAAAACGTTTTGGCCCATTGATAACTTGATTTCATCTGTAAGTAATGTACGAAACGCACGTCGCTGCTTGAAATAATCCAAATGCTCACCCCCTACTCAATCAATTCGTGCATACTGATGATCTGTCCCAGATGTTTGGTTGCTCGGCAGTAGTCGCATTGCTCGCAACGCCTAGGTGGGATCTGCCCACTTCGCACCGCTTCGATTCGGTCTTGTGCTTCCAGCAGTTGACTCATTGCCGTATCCAGATATTCTTGCGGGATTGCGATGAATGCCTTGTCGGGCGGCTCTTGCTTGGTCACAGCAACAATGATGGGTTCAGGTCGCACACCGTAAGCCTGAAAGATCAGCTCTTGATAAACGGCCATCTGTAATGGATAGTTGTATGCTTCTACAAATGAACCCCAGTGACCATGCCGACCGTCTGGAACCCAGAAGCGTTTATGAATATCCTGAGTGGTTTTGATGTCCATGAAGAACGACTGACCAGGAATATAACTGTCCAACTTGCCCATCCATTGAGTGCCACCAATATCACCAGTGAGAATCATCTCTTTTTCCCCAGGCATATAGGCCTCAATGAAGTGCTTGTCGTCCTTTAACGCATCAATCATGGTTTGAGCCGTCTTGTAAGCGGCCTTTAGACTACCCGTCTTCGTGAACATCACCGGATTGTCCTGGATGAACTGTTCATGAGCACTTTTACTCTCGAAATAACTGTGCACATAATTTCCGGCCAACAAGGCCGTTGGATCTTTGTTCGCAGGTTCCCAGCCTGCCAGCATAGCCATGGCCCGGGCTTCACATGATAAGAACTCCTTGAACATTGATGCCGATTGAAAATGCTGGTTGGCTTCCTTGTTGTAGTAGTTGGCATCAGTCAAATGGAAGGTCGTCGTCGGTGAGGCTGGTTTGTTTGGTGTGCTCGTTGGGGTCGTTGATAACGTCTGGCTTGAGTTCATCGTGCTTCACCTCCTCAGACTTTTTCTTGGTTGCCGGTTCGGTGGTTGGTTCTTGCTGCTGATCAGTCGCACCAAGAAATTGTTCCAAGGATGAGCCAGGTGTTACGTCTTTAGGATCGCTTGAGTCGACAGTCAAATTATTTTTCAAGTCGCTTTCATCGGCATCATTCGCTTTTTGAATATCCGTGGTCATCGGTCCCCATTTGGTGATCAAATTCCGCAGCACTGTCTTCAAAGCCATCGCGTCAAAGTCAGACTTCCATGGTGATTGGGAACTACTGGCGCTTTTCGAGAATCGATCACGGTGAGCTTCGATCTGTTTCCGACTCCAATACACAGTTTTTTCAAAGCCATTTGAGAGTTTGAAGAAACCGACGTATCCGACCGGCTTATCACTCGCCTTGCGGTCTTCAAAATGTGGCGTGTAATCCAGCTCTTCGGTCAGTGGATTCCAGCTGCCAAACTCGTCAGCATAAACTGGAATGGCATTGAGCTTCTGATACTGGCCCGACCGCTGAGCCAATTGAATGTAGCCCTTATAGCCCATCTGCGCCTGAGCAACACCTTTGTAAGGAACAAGATAGAAGAACCCGAGATTTTGGTTGATCGGCAGGTTGACGGATGCCGCCACCAATGCCGAATTGAGCACGCTCATCTGGTCAACACCTTGTAAATCCTTATTTTCATTGACCACACTAACCACTGAACTCAGAAACTGTGGCGCTCGGTCCTTTAGTACCTCGCGAAAACGTTTCTGAATTGCATCGCTCTGCACCAACGTCTTAACTGGCGTTCGTTTCAAATTCACTGCATTTACCATTTTTATACCTCCCCGTATTCGTAGTGACCGGCGTCGTAATACAACTCCATCGGTGCCTGGTCAGTGTCTTGCATGTGATTCAGATAGTCCTCGATGGTGCTCGCAAAATCGAACTGGAGCACCCGCTCGATGTCACCAGCCGCCAATGCCCGCTCGATCATGTTGCGGATAATGTCCGGGTTGATAATCTGGTTGTCCTTGCCGAATTCTCGCAGCAAGAAGTCCGCTGGTTCCTCATGCATGACCCGCCGCAGATACTGCACTGGCCCGAGCCGTTTGAGTTCGTCATGCATAAATTCTTTCGTACTCTTGTCGTCATAAGACAGGATTGCTGGAACTTCCCTGCCGCTCCGATCGTGGTAGCGGAACGTCCAGACCTTATCACCGGGATAGATGTTGCCGCCCAGCACGTCTGTGATTACGTCACTGTCGTCGTTCTGACGGTCGTAGGCGGCCGCCAAGCTGTAATTGCTTGCGTTAGCTTGCATTGTTCGTACCTCCGTTTTCTGCTAAACTAGAGGAGAAATAACTATTGCAATGTTTATTTCTCCGGCCGTTGACGGGTGCCACCGTTAGCGGTCTTTTTGTTGTCGTTTTCCAGTCCGAACCAGTCCGGCCGGATCATGATCGCCGTGATCACTGAGGCAGTTGCGGCCATGAGCAGGATCACCATTAGTAATTCATTTTCGGTAGGCATTCATATCAAGACCTTTCTCTGGGTGAGTGATCAGCCATTTGTGTACTTCGCTGTAGAAGTATCCGCGGCTGCTCTTACCCAACCGATGCCAAGGATAGTCAGGATTTGCCTCCCACTGCTTGGCAGATTCCGGGCTAATGCCCATAACCTTTGCCAAACCGTCCCTTGTGAGCAGAGGCTCTGGCTGCTCTGGTACCGGAATCCGGGCAGCTGCTTCTTTGGCAATGGCCTGAATCAGCATCTTTTGAAATTCTCCGTCTGTCGGAATATTGATATTCACATCCATGCTTGACTCACCTCCTGCAATTTCTGCTGTCTCAGTGTTCCTAAAAAGCTTTCCAAATGTTCCACTAGATCATCACCAGCGTCGATATACTGATCAATCTTTTCAAAATCAGATCGGCACCTCTTTCGTGGATCCGTGGCGAGCGCAGATTCTGCGTCTTGTGCACAACGCTCGAACTGCGCATGAGCCATCTTCTCTTTGAGGAAAAGAACGAGAGGATCGTCTGTATCAACGTCATCCGCAAACACTCGGAGACGTCCGTCAGTGGCATATTCGACCGCAGCGTCAAGAAATCGGTCACTGCCAATTGCTAATGCAGCTGGAATCAGTTTGTCTGATGGAATTGTTCCATCACGTGATACCCAATTGCTCAAAGCAGCCTGTGTCACATGCAGCCGACCTGAAAGTTCTTTTTTTGTCAGATGCTGCTCCTCGAGGGATCGTTCAAATTCATCAATAATGTTGATCGTCATTTTGTCACCTCCTTAATTTGTGTAACAGCTGTGTAGCGGCTTAACGGCAGTATGCCTTACCATTAAAACGATGAAGCCAATTGCTCCTCAGTCAGAAAGAAGGTGCTTGTATTCATCGAAAATCTGCCGGGCCTCTGGGATCTGCCCATCACGCAAGTTCTGAATGTTGCTCAAATCGAGTCTGGTACGTAACACCGCATATAAGCCGCTACGGTTGCTGTTACGTCCTTGACGGTCGCTATCGTTTGGAAAGCTGTCACGCAACCAGTTCTCGATGTCTTGCTTGAACTTACGTACCTCAGGCGTCGTGCGGCTTCCCTTCTGATTCTCATAGACCGTCTGAGCAATCTCGCGGACACGTTCTTCGTCTTCCTTGGTCAGCGCCATTAGTTCTTCACCTCCTGTGTTCCGAGCAGATCACCCACGCTGATGTTCAGAGTGATCGCCAACTTCTTCATAATTTCCCACGATGGTGTGGAACCATTCTCAATAGTGCTGATTGTGGACTGTGGGATTCCCGACGCATCAGACAAGGCAACTTGAGACATGCTTCGCTTCTGCCGGTATTCTTTGATTAGCTCTCCTGCTTTCAACTTTCTCACCTCCTCTTTCAACGGGTTCCCGTTGTCTTTATCTATATAATATCATGTTCGCGTTCTTTGTCAACGTGATATTGATATTATATTCAAAAAAATTGCCAGTTTTAGTACCGTCAGTTAACGTTATTCCGTTAGGAGTGTTCAAAATGGTAACAGACTCAAAGCTCATAGCGGACCGAATCAACACGATCCTCACGGAACGGGATATGACAGCTAACCGGCTAGCAACTCTATCTGGACTACGCCAATCTTCAATCAGCACAGTCATGAATCAGGTTACCGCCAGTCCCAAAATGGAGACCGTCGTAAAGATTGCTCACGGCCTCGGTATGTCCCTCACAGAGCTTCTGGACTTCCCCCCGTACAATCAGCGCCCTGACGGCTCATCCGCCGCCAAACAACGAAGCAAGTGGGAGGAACTGGGCAACGCGCTCACCCCTGAGGAGCAGGAACGTGTGCGCCGAATACTCAGTGGGGACAACGAGGTGGAGAAATGAAACTCGACCTCACCTGGACAATTGCATCGAAGGGAGGTGAAGAAAAATGCAAATCAACTCACATTTATCGTTCTCTGACATCATGGTGCTGGCCGCTTATCGATCAGTTGATAAGGTTGATACAAGTAAGGTCGTATCTTCTATAAAAAGCGAAAACGTGAATCCTGACGAAATTGCAGATGCACTAACGAAACAGTTCTCAATCGCATTTCATGACGACATCAGTGATCAAATCAGACGATTTACTAATCCAGATGTGAGACAGTAGTGATTCCGCTTTCGTCTAGTGAAACATCAGTTTTGACGGAACGTCCTTGTGAGGTCTCTGCTGGTTCTGACCAATCGGTGGAGACCTTTTTAATCCCATCAGCGTCAATTTCAATCCGCTGGTATGGATTTCCTTGTTCCTGCAATATTTCTGCAATACGCAGTGCATGCTGCTTGATTTCTTCGTTCATTTTTCGACACCTACCTCCTGTGCTTCCTGGATCAGCATCATCGTGGCCGTTGACGGGTGCCAGTTGCCGATGTACTCGTCGGCTTTGTCAAAGTCGCGCTTGCGCAACTGCGTGCGTGTCTTAATCCCGACATACTCGTTCATGCCGCGGCTGACGTCTTTGTAGAGCAACCCACGCTGCTTCTGGGTCAGCCGGAGATGATGCATGTTAACGTAACTCTCAACCACGTTCCGGACCTGACGGCTGATATAGCTGTATTCGCCGGGAGCAATCGGAGCATTCTTTTCCAAGTCAGTGACTCGGCCGTCGAGCTTTCTGACTTTCTCGGCGCTCCTATTGGCCACCTCCATGGTTAAGGCGAGCTTTTCCTCCGGTGTCTGAGGCAGTGCTGCAAGTTGCTTGTACCGGCTCTCCACAGCGATGAAATACTGGCGTGCTTGCCTGCCTTTATCCGTCCGTTGGATCATCGCAACTTCCTTGGCCATATCCAGGGTCAAGGCGTGATCGACACGTGGACGGCCGCCGGTAGGTTTTTCACTTTTTTGTGATAAACCCGTGAAATCAACGTTTTGGGTGAATCCATAGTCGATCATGCGGTCAAACCACTGCGTATATGGAGTATCGACTTCCAAGAAGTCATGTAGGTCCCGGCCGCTCACTGCGACCGTGCCATCATCTTGCATGATGGTTTTGATTAGTTCGTTCATTCTGATTCCTTCTTTCTGAATCGTGGGATAATCACCTCAAGGAGGTGATTAAATGTCAGTGCATCTTTACGCCAATCTAGCTCCGATGGGTTGGACGGAAATCCCGAAAGACGCCGTTGTTTCGATCCATCAAACTGACCCAGTCACATGGGTCAAGGAAGGCGGCATTTTGGATTCTATCCCGCTCGATACAATTCCGGGCAAGCTAGAGACGTTCCCGTTCGTTCACATTGAGTACCAGGGCCGCGATTACCGCGTCAGTCCGTTACAACTGCAGGTTGTCAACGACTAGAGCCAGGTCCGGCACTTCGTGAGCGTGGCACTGATTTCTTCGGAGGTCAGTGTCTTTTTTACCGGGTGGTAAAGATGCTCGATGATCCGCTGGACTTCGCCCCACTGGTTCATGTCCAACCCGCTCAGTGCTTCCGCAATTTGCTCGATGCGTTCTTCTGAAAGTTTGTCTTCTTCATTCATTTCGTGGCCTCCTGGAATGTTGTACGATTAGTGTTTTCATATCCATACAAAAGATCATTAGGCGTTACATCAAGCGCTTTAGCAAGCGCAATTAAGGTCTTGGTGGACCCCTCTCGGCGTCCATTCTCAATTGATTGAACCATTGAAAGCGACAAGCTTGAGCGAATAGCAAGCTCTTCTTGCGTGATATGTGCACGCTCACGTGCTTGTTGAAGTTTCATTCGATTACCTCCTTTGTTATTTATGTACATATCGTACATCTACAATTCGTACAAGTCAACCGTTTTTGTACAACTTTGTCAAAAATATTTGGCACTTACTATCCGTACAACCTATAATACAAATCGTGGAGGTGCTTTTATGACAATGGGTGAAAGAATTGCGACACTCCGGAAAGAACGATCCATGACGCAACCGATGCTTGCATCCAAAATGAATGTCAGCCAGAGCACTGTTACCAGCTGGGAAAATGATAGGCGAGGAATAGGCAACGACGACCTCGTTAAGCTCGCAACTCTTTTCAACGTTTCTACTGATTACTTGTTGGGCAAAACGAATAAGCGACACTACTACTCTCTTACCAAGAAGGATTACAAAGACGTGGATCAGATGCTCGAGGATGCGATGGCGGGAGTGACTGGGAAAGCCGGCGTGAACTATTTCAAGAATGGCTCGGAGCTGACCGAAACGGATCGTGAATTACTGGAAGCATCTTTGCGCCAAACCATGATCCTCTCGAAGGTGCTGGCCAAGAAGAAGTTCACGCCAAAGAAATACCGCGGTAGTGAAACCGACGACCATGCGGAGTGAAGTGATGGGGAGCGAGATATGTGGGAAACTTACGAGGCGCGGTTACGGCGGCTGACAAGTTGAGCAGCTACTATGGAACCCGCGATCCTTTTCGGCTTGCAGGATATCTGGGCATTACTGTCCATCATTACGATCTGGGAGAAACCATCTTAGGCTACAGCACCCATGTAAATCGTATTCGGATGATTACACTGAATTCCAACAACACAGAGGATCAGGACAACGTCGTGTGCGGCCACGAGCTGTGCCACTGCACCGAACACACCGACTGCGACACCAATTTCTTCAATCGGAATGCGCCAATGATGGTGACCGGCATTGAAGCAGAAGCCAACGCATTTTCCTTTGAGTTAATATTTGGCGGAAAACAAATATCTCCAATGAACTACTCGTCCATTCTGAATGACCTAGGTTTTCCGGGATGGATGCACGTATTCTTCGAGGATATCCACCGGCCACCGTTTGATCCTGACGAGTATTGACAGTCCGTCCAAATCCTGACGACGTTAAAAGCTGAAATCAAAGGAGAATTAAAAATGACGGAAGAAACTCGGAGATCCCACCGAACGATCAAAACACCATTCTGGAAAAGTTGGAAGTTTTGGATTTTCGTAATTGTCATCGGCTTGTCCGTCTCCGGGATTTCAAGCTGTGCTAACGAATTCAAAAAGGAAACGGCCGCCCCTTCCATCAAGGTATATAAGCTGAACAGCGATGTCTCGGTTAAAGCGATGCTGAAGCACTATAACTCTGAGATCACCTATGAAGACGTTACTGGTATCTATGCGAACGGCACAAAAACGGTCGGTCTCACCATCAAGGAATCCGGCAATGATTTATCAGACAAAATGGCAATGAGAAATGCGGGCACGGATATTCTGAAGACATGGAATGCCTTCAAAAAATCAAAAGGCACTGACTTCCAAAACATTGCAATAATGGTGACACACCCCACACGCAATGGGCAAATTCCCATCATCAAGGTTCAAATCAGCGGTGACAAGTTGAAGGCTTTTAGTAAGAAACAGTCATCATCATCGAACGTTCCAGACATTGCGACAAGGTACTGGCAGCGCAGCGATTTGCCTACTCTGAAATAAGATTCTGTGCAACATTATTTTTTGCCCCGCCCGGGGCTTTTCTTTCACACTTAAGTCGAACTGGTGTGTGTATTTGCCTACTGGAATTACACAAATGGAAGGATCACTGATTATGCGGAAATGGACACAGGTCCCCAGGCACCCAAACGTTTACGAGTACGATACTCGTCGCGGTAAGCGATTTGGAATTCGTCGGGGATTTCAAAATAGTGTAGGAAAAAACGACGAGTTCACAAAGTCTGGCTTTTTAACTTGGCGAGACGCTGATGTTGTTTTGAAAAATTTTGAGGCATCACTCGCTACCGGGCAAGTTAGCCCGATTACTCACCGTGGCGTGACGCTCGGACAATATTTTGACCAGATGGTTGAAAGAAAGACAGCACTTGGTCGTTGGCGGAAAAATACCGTTCTCCAGAACAATCATTATTTCAATAAGCATCTCCGGCCGGTCTATGGCAACACACCAATGGCTGAAATCAGCCGTGCAGGTTATCAGCGGTTGATTGATCAAAAAGTTGAAGACGGGTACGCCAAACTAACTATTCGGACAATCGATCAGGTGATGCAAAATGTAATGAACACTGCGGAAATGAACGACATCATTGATAAAAACAGACTCCGTGGAATTGGTATTGAAGGAGCCAAAAAACCAAAGGACCAATCACTTTCCCAGGCTGGTTTCCACAAATTCATGCATACGGCTCAGGGAATCCTTTCAAAGTACGATATGACCATGCTCTATCTGCTCACGCTCGGGGAACGGCGCTCTGAGGCCCTTGGTTTACAGTTTCGGTCGTTTCGGAAAGGCCACGATGACATCGGGGATTATTATCGGATCCATTTTTACGTTGGCCGCACCCTAGCTGAGCCCAACGGTGGTAAACTTAAGACTGAATCATCTGAACGGGAAATCTATGTTCGCGGGGGCATTGTCGTTTACATTGATGATATGCTGCAACATTCGAAAGATATCTGCGCGAAAACTCACCGTGTCTGCAACGAAAACACGTTTGTTTACTTGGACGAACGAACTGGCATGCCGCCCCACCCTGGCCGCGTCAACATCCGAATTTTCAAGAAAGTCTCAAAAGCCAGCGGTGTTGAAGTGCGTCCCCACATGTTGCGGCATTACTTTGCTACTCAAGCCTTGGAAAAGGGGCTGCCGGATATGAGTGTAATGCATTGGCTCGGCCACAAAAATATCACCATGACGAATGAATACACTCGTCCAACTGCAGAGGGTGCACAACAAGTTTTTCGAGTGATGCAAGGCGGACTTTTAGATGATTCAAACGATTCTTCGACCAAATCCGGTACCAATCCGGTACAACACCGGTCAAACGCTGATGGCTAGCAAGTTAACGATTACTGAATCCAAGTAATCAATACGTTGATCGAGCACCGTGGCAGTTGGTTTTCACCAATTGTGGCGGTGCTTTTTATTTTAGATAGGATGTGCGGACTGTGTTGTATCTCAAAGCGGCCAATCAAACGGATGTCGAGGCAGAGTTTGATGCCTTAACTCATTTACCCAGTGAACATGGTTTTACGAATGTCTATGCGGGTATGTCCCGGGAAATATTTATGACCACCGGACTGGCTCAATTACTTAACAATCCAACAGGTATTAATCTGCCAAATGGCTACGTGCCGGAAACTGACTTTTTCTTGTGGTCCGACGACCACATTGTCGGACTTTTTAAGGTACGCCATTACCTCACTCCCGCCTTGCGTCACGGGGCTGGCCATATTGGTTATGCGATTCTGCCAGCCTTTCGCGGCCGGGGTTATGCCAACCAGGGTCTCGCGCTGGCGATCCAAGAGGCCCGGCAAATTATTCACGAGGACGAAATATATTTATCCGTCCACCGAAACAATCCTGCTTCCCTGGCCGTCCAATTGAAAAACGGGGCCGTGATTGCAGGTGAAAACGGGGAAGAATACTTTACCCGGATCAAACTATAATTTGTGGCTTATTATTCTAAAAAAGGCTGGTATTTCAGTCGTGTAAGCGCTACAATATAATTGTTCGTTTGGGGAGAAGGTTGGACTCGTACAGCATGTGCGAGTTCTCTTTTTTTTGCCCGCAAAATGGCCCCCGGTCGTTCTGGTGTGGGATAATGTAACGGTATTCAACTCAATACTGGAGGATGATTGTGATGTCAATAACCATGATCGGTACGTGGGAGATGGCCGCCACCGGACTTGCCGCCGCCATGCCCCAGCTGCAAAACGATGCTTGGGCCGGCGATGCGGTGGTCACGGCCATTAAAGCTGTAGAAGATAATCCCAACTTTCAATCTGTGGGCTTTGGTGGATTACCCAATGCCGCCGGAATCGTTGAAACCGATGCGGCCTTTATGAACGGCGATAATTTCCGTATTGGGGCGGTTGCCGGCGCCCGGGATATCGCTAACCCAATTGCCGTCGCTCAAGCACTGGCTCAAGAACCGGCCAATAATTTGCTGGTGGGCACCGGAGCCACTGAATATGCCAGCACCCACGGTTTTGTTTTAAAAAACATGTTGACCCCCAAGGCAGCGCAAAAATGGGCAGAAAAGCAGAAACAATTGGCAAACAGTGAACTCAATCCCTATGATGGTCACGATACTGTTTGTATGCTGGCCCTGGACAGTCAGCAGCGCATGGCAGTGGGCACCTCAACTTCGGGTTTATTCATGAAACGAACCGGCCGCGTTGGTGACTCCCCCCTCCCCGGTGCCGGCTATTACGTCGATAGTCAGATTGGCGGTGCCGCCGCAACCGGTATGGGCGAAGATATCATGAAAGCCAGTTTGAGTTATGAAACCGTCCGCCTCATGGGTACCGGCCTCAGCGCCACTGAGGCATTGCGCCAGGCGGTTTATCCGTTTATTGCCAAGCTTCAAGATCGGGGAGAAAAGCCGCGGGAATTTTCTTATGTGGCATTGCGGGCCGATGGCGACTTTGGTATTGCCACAAATGTTCCTTTCCCCTTTGCTGTGGCGCAAGCGGATGGTCCAGTCCAGGTGTACAATGCGGCCCCCAATGGAGATCAC